CACTTTTCCAGCTCAAAAGACAAGCGTTTTTGCGTCAAAAAACCCTCCTCAATCACAAAAAACGGTTTCAATATTTCCCAAATTTCAGGCCATTCCGGTGGATTGCCGGCAATACGATGGGCCATAGAAACGGGTATTTTGCCGCCTTTGTTCCACAGCTCCATTAAAATCAAAAAATAAGCGCCGTGCTCAATTGTCGTTAAGTGCCTGGTGTCTTTGAGATAATCGCCGCAATAAATTGGCATCCAAATATCAGTTTTCATAATTCAGCCTCCAACGGTCAATTAATGGTTGAGAAAGCCGACCGAAAAGCCTGTCCCCCAAGAGCAACCAAGGGGTAATCTCAACCAAAATAAAAGGGGCCAGCGCGAGAAATCGGTAAATAAAACACGCTGCTTGCGCCGAACTGGTCGGACCCCAAATTTAAAATAGAATGACCGATTTCTACTTAAATAAACATACCATCCCTCAAAACAAATGTCAAGTGAGGGTTTGAGAAAGCGGAAAGAGGGGGAACCGCCTGTCCCCAGGGGATCAATCCCGGGTAATCTCAAACCAAAATATACATCAATAATAAACATCCAGCAGGCTATCAATGTCAACCTCATTCGGGGCCTCGATGTATACACCAAACTCCATAACAGCCCATTGCCTTAAAAATTCGGTATAGTCTTCCCATTCTGATGTACTCCACTCATGTAATGCCGTGCTTTTTATTATGTATGGCATACCCGGTTTAACCTGATATTTGAGATGTTCCGAGCTAATGGCCTCATGGGCCTCTTTGCTTGTACACCCCCAAAACTCCGCCATCCTGGCCACAACCACGCCCCAGTAGTATTTATTCTGCTGGTTGCTTTTCATCTTTCTGTAGGGCAGCACAACGATGTATCCGCGCTTGCCTTCCAATGATATGCAGTCTTTCCGGAAACCATCGGGATTATCAATAACGGGTTTTCCACCCTCAAAAGTACATTGCCATTTATGATTAATTCTAACTTTCAAAACATATCGACTTGTGATCGTGGAACACAAACCAATCGAACATTTTTCATAGTCCTTAAATCACGGGTGACACCACATTCAACCAATTTACGGTTTTGTATTAACTCGGTTATTCTTGGTTGTACAAAATTAATGTTATCGCTACCGGGTTTAAGGATTTGTAAAACTTGGTAATCGGTATATTTCCCTCCGTGGTTAAATACATCCATTATAATTTCGGCCCTTTTCTTCCGACTTCCATCGGATGTTATTTCCCTGAACGCTTGAATTGAATTTTGGTGCATACATGCCTCACAGTGTAAAAGATATACGATGTCTTTTAAAGTCTCTTAAACGGTGGTGTACCAACATATCGAAATCAGCCATCACCTTCCAGTTATTCGCAAACCTGGCTTTGTCACAAAAGTATTGATCTTCTGATAACCACCTCATTTTATTACCGTCATGTTGCTCTAAAAAACCGGACCAAAACCAAGGCTTTCGCATACATCTAAAAACCTCGGCCTTCACCTTCATACAACCAATACCAACCCAATCAACCTCATGTACGCCTTCCGGAGAGTATTCAAACGATGTATTCGACTTTCCAGGAAGAGCCACAGACAAATAATCAGGGTTACCATTCATTCGATATACGCCGCCGATAACATCGTAGTCGTGGTCAATAAGATTATAAACCTGTTCTAGTGTCGGTTCATTGTCGCAATCCAGGAACAAGTATTCGTCAATTATCGGATTTAAATTAGGCTCCAATAACATCGAATTATCTACAGAAAGGTTTCTGTTTTTATCGATGTATGGGCCTACTTGGATGCCGTAATCAATGAAATTGTGAACATCGCTATCCAATAGCTTTATTACAAATTCACGGGTAAAAACTTCCCATTCGTCAATAGAATAGGCGCTTATACATATCTTAACATTTTTTTTAGAACGGGAGGCTGCCTTCTTCATAACCACCTCCGCCGTTATTTTGTTTTGATTTGTAGGCTTCAATTATTCTGCTACATATATAATCTCTAAATTCTTTGTTTAGAGCAAAAGCCGTGTCTTTGTAGGGCTTTGTAGGATCTTTTGGTCTGTCCATTTTAACGGAAGGCATCATAGCAAATACGCCATTTCTACCATTCATTATTTTAAAACCAGTGACAACAAATTGACCGTCTAATGTTATGGATGCATTCCCCAGGAAATTCCCACCATTATTAACACTCCAAACTCTTACATCTGTAATTTTAATCATTCTTTTTTTCTCCTAAAATAAGGGACTTCAATGTATATGCAAGTTCCTTGGTTGCTTTAATATCGTTCATGGAATCGTGCGCAGAAAGTTCTATTCCAAATTGTTTACATACATCAATAAGTTTTGTTGATCCTGGTCCCATAAAACCAAGAAGTCTACATATCATAACCATTTGAGCCGTGTCCATTGTGTGATAATCAATGTAGGAAAATAAGTATTTGAACCCGCATTTTTTTGCAGTTGATTCTATAAACTTTTTATCGAAAATAACATTGTGCCCACCGAGAATGAATTTGTCATTCCTGTTATATTTGTCTACATGTTTATCCAGGAAATCAATAAAATCATTGAACACAACTACAGGGTCGGGGAAGTTTAAAACGTCTTCACGCTTATGTCCTGTAACAGATAAAGCCTCATACTGAATATTACCCTCATCAAAAGGCTTCATGTATGAATTGAATCTATCAACTTCTTTGCCGTCAATATCTACTATACATGATAGCTGTATAATATCGTTCTTAACCGGGTACAGCCCGGTGGTTTCTGTGTCAAGCCATAGTATTTTCATTTGCTCCCCTATTTTATTTGAATGTTATGATTTGTTCTTATTTCGCAAAACTCCACATCTTCACCGGATTTTAAAGCCTCTTTGATAGCGGTTTTGTTGAAGTCAACCTTAACCGATGTATATGAAGGCTTCATCTGTTCGGGTTTAGCCGCTGGGTCTATGTATACCTGTTCGGATTTTCGCCATGAGACTACCACTTGCTCGTCCTGATAATTAATCCCCTTTTCTGCAAAGTTTTTCAGGTATTCTTTTAACCTTTCTTTCTTTGCGGAAACGGCCCGATGTCTTTTTACCATCCTATCGGATTCGGACTTTAACATTGATGCTTCGGCATCAATATTTTTGATGTATTTGGCTATGGCAAGTATTTTTTCCTGCTTTTCCATTTCCAGGGATTCCAGCTTGTCGCCTAGAGGGAAGTCAGTAACATCCCCCTCGTGCTCAATAGCCCAGGCCTCCATTTCGCTTTCAATTCGTTTTATGTCCGAATGTATCTCAAATAACGGTTTCATTTTCTATTCTCCTTTTTTTTTACAAAATTCGTTGAATTTACTTATCATGTGATCCCAGTGGGTTCCGATAAGTTCCAATTGATTATTTGTTAAATCTGTGAGCTTCTGATCTTCATTAAGCCATTTTTTAGCGATCAAATATTCCAGAAAAATTTTTTGATCCAGCTCATCTACAATTCTAAATCCAACCTCACCGATGTCAATCTCCAATTTTTTTTGATTTTTAGCAGGTTGAGACTTCGGCGGTTCCGGTTTTGATTTTACCGGAGCGTGTTTCTCTTGATATTTATCCGGGTCATCCTTGTCTGTTGGTATGTTAAATGTTTTGAGAAATAGATACTTTTCTGCATACGTGAGCGCTTTTCCAATCCCTTTCTCAAAATCATCTGTTCCCTGGGCGAACCACGGTACAATGTATACATCGCTGGGATCATGTGCATTGATCCAGTGATATTCCATTTCCAATTCAGTAAATACCTCACGCCTATCCCCTGATTTTGTTCTGATAGTATTTTCCCTTATGTTTTGGCTTTTGATGTTCGGAATCAAAATAACACCATACATATTCATAGCGTCACGGATAGCTGTCAATACATCGCTCGATGAAACGTACTTGTAGTTAAAACCTTCATTGCTCTTTTGTAAATATTCCACCGAAGCCCGGACGTGAAGCATCTTCTCCGAAAGCTTCATGCTCCGGATTGAATTTAATTTAGAAGTATCCGTTTTTTTTGTTTCGGATACATTGTTTGTTTCTTGCTTTTTTTTATACATTTTTTACCTCTTTTTGTTTGTTTTTAACGCCTACATATACCCAGACTCCATTAATATTTTCGAGCGTGTGATATACATAACCCAATTCATTCATTGACCATGGTTCACCCATTTGTATAGTATTTTTGTTCCAGGTCTCCGGGGGCAGTTCGGATACGAAGTATTCTTCAATAGATACATCAACCCGGTCCCCCGGTTTCAAATACTGATTTAACTCAACTCCGGATAATGCCCAGCCCGTCAGTGTTTTCATACGGCCTCCGGGTTCTGTATTATTTCAATGCATTTATCCACGGCCTCGATTTGCATTGATAGATCATGCGCAAGCCTGTAAAGTTCGCGTTTTACCGCGCCCTCGAGGCTCATTTTAAGCATATTGCGATACTCGACTATGGTTTCAGTCACGTTTCCCTCCTTTTGTTGTTTTACCCTCTAAAACTAACTTTTATGAGTATATTTAAAAGTTATACTTTTGTCAAGCGTAAAAACGCTTTTATTTTACCAGGTATTATTTAGATTTAGGGAATGGAACCGGAATTTTACAAAAACCAGGCACACACAGTTTTTATTTGTGTTTTCGTTATGTCTGTTTTACCGATTGTTTTTGTTTCGGCTTTTATTTTATTATAGTGTAACTTTTCCGATTAAGTTTACGATTATTTATGTAACGGGTGCGGTAAGCGAAATGCTGAAAAAATAATTTCCGGTTTGGATTTGACCCGAAAGTAGAGACACTCTAAGAAACCCAGATCCGTCAACATTAAATTTACCGCTCAAGTAATCGGTGCTGTCCTTCAAAAGAATACACGGTTGTACAAATTCAAAGGACAATCCACCTCCTCCCGGTGTTATTGAAGAAATATCAATAACGATCTCGTCGATAGGCCCTAACGTTACGTCGCCATCAGTTGATATATTCAGCAAAAAAAGAGAATTAGCTCCGGTTCCAAATTGTTTATATCTAGCATCAGAAAAGCTTCCGGTGTCGGTCCAGGTTCCAGTACCCCCGGAAGCCGATCCAGGAAGGGCGTCTTGGTCGTTCATAATTGACTTTAATGAAGATATATCCGAAGTATTTGAATTAACATCAGCATCCAACGAATCTAATGCAGCGGTAACATCAATACCCGGTATTACTGAATTGTTGGCAATATTGTCAGTAGTAAGCCCGGCAATGTCTGAAGTATTTGTGGCAATGTTTGTCTCATTCGTCGATATACGACCTTCATGATTATCCAATGCGGATGTTACATCAGAGCCTGTTACAGTAGAATTGTTGGATATATCATCGGAATCCAGACTATTAACATCAACGGCAAGGGACGCAATGTCAGTTTCATTTGTAGTGATTCTGGTTTCGTGATCGTCCGTAGTGGTTTCAAAATATTCCTTCCATTTCCAAAGAGCATTTAAAAGCCAGTTAAACGTCTGCCTTGTAGGTTTTTCCTCACTCACAAAACCACTATCCTTTTTGCCGGATGTAGGTTCTATTAAATTATCATCACCACTTACAGGATCAGTTGAGGGTACTGTTGCCCATCGTGGTTCTTCTGTTGGTTTTGCCATGTTATGTATCTCCTATAAAATTGGTTCAACAAATGATCCACCGCTTCCAGATATTGAAGGCTCTGAAAAGCCTAGTGTAGTAGGATCATCATCCGAAAGTGAAGGTTCTGAAAATGCAAAAGGTATAACCCCTGTGTTGTGGTGATATAATTCAACACCCACACCAGCCATAGCCACACGCTCCGTGGTCTGCAAAAGATTTGATGTTATGTTACTAAAATCAGTCTCAATATCAAGTCGAAGTTTAGCCGGATGTATCTCTGAATAATCAATGCTGGTGGCGTTTGTTTTTAATTTAACAAAATTAATAACATCCTCTGCGGTTCCGTTTGAATTGTTAATTCCTATCTGATTGATAATGTCGTTACGGTAAACGCTGTCATCCGGTGAGTTTCTGGAAATACCAACAATTTCACCAATTCCGTCTAATTGTACTCCACTTGCCGTGTCTAAGTCAAAACCTAAAATTAAATCCTGGAATGCAAATTCCAACTCTTGAAGTTGCTGAACGAAAGTACAGATAACATTGGCTAAATTAGGTTGGTTCTTGTACTGTTCCGCAAGCCTATCAAGTGCAAGCTGGCAATGATTTGCTATTACAGGGCTGTCCGGCTCCTGGTAGCATAAATATCCGAATGTGGACACCAATGATATACATTGTTCCCCAGTAAACCCAAATAAGGCCAGGTCATCGGACAAAGCAACATCACCAACAGACATTAACTATCCCTGGTTCTACTTGTAGTAGTAACATCAACGACACTCAACACCGATGTATTGTCTCGCTTGTAAAATGTAATTTTACCAACGGACGGGGTGTTTTTCTCAAATCGTCCATTAAACATGGCCTGCACATATTCCAGGACCGTATTTAATGCGGTTCCATCAATGTTGGATTGACCGGCGACCTTAATCATATCCGAAAGAACATTTTCCCCGAAGGTTCCAGAAGTAACATGGTCTCCCCGGTTAGAATCCCAAACACCCTCTGCGACAATATCTTTATTTGTTGTACTATCAGCCAATGTTACTATACCCGTGTTAGAATCCGGAAGAGGCTGGAAGTCTGATGTTATTACCGTAGAACCGGCAGAGGTATCAGTAACCTTACCCCATCCGCTTATTCTTATGGTTCCATCCGTGCAGCTTGAGTCTATGGTAATCAGACCACCTTGTATGTGTAATTCAATAAGTTGAGAAACGTTGTTTATATTCTGTAAAGTGATATTACCTTTCCATCCGACTATATTGAAATCCCCATCACTTCCTCCGCTGATATTTACTGGAGAATTACTTACATTTTTACAGTCAACAATAGAAATAACATCGCCGGCTACATCATCGAATATATTGTTTCCACCTCTAAAAACACAATTTTTTAGAAGTGTTCTATTAACACACGTAACATTCCCTTCAATTACGGAATCCGAAATTTCAATATCCGTATTGGCTGTACCGGGTGTAAAATCACCTGAAAACCTCATTCCTTTCAACCTTGAAAACGAAAAATCACTGTCACTATCTCCATTGACTCTTCCGCTTAGACCTATGCTTTCAAAAGTACAATTTGAAAAATCCTCATTTGAACCAGCTATGAGTCCCTTAACCATTATATGACGTATGCCTGTATTGGTTATAAGCGTTTCCAAGGCAGCGGGATCAGAAACCGGGTTACTGGGGGTACCGTCAAAATCAACAACTGAATTGGAATTACTTGCAGAATCATCAAAATGTAACGAACCTCCGTAAACATTACCTTCATAATTTCTAAGCTTGATAACCTGTTGAGATAGTTCATTATCGGAATCATCATATAGTGAAACCGTTACAAAATCGGCTCCAACAGCACAAACATCGTCAACAACATCAACCCTTATTTCAAATTGGTTTCCATCCGTTGCCGTGCTTCCTATATATCGAGCATTGTCATCTGTGTGGGCAGTATTTAAAGAAGCGAGCTCGGCAGTGATAACCCTTGTAACCGTTGCCCAGCTTGTGCCGTCACCCATATTCCAACGTGTATATGAGTATCTGAATTCGGTAACATCAAGTCCGGCTTGAGAAACTCCAAAAGGTATGGATACATCAGTCTTTCCCGGTGGTATGCGTATCATAATAGATACCCTCCTAAATATTTTTTATTGTAATTTGCTGTAAAATTTTTGTTTTTTGAAATCACAGACTTATATATGGGGTCTGTGTTTAACATATTAAACGCCTGTAATGCAATTTGATCGTCTGAAAGTTCTGTGAGGCATATACCGCAGTCGTCTACTGGTGTGTCTCCGAATGCTCCGTTAGTTCCCCTAAGTATTCTGGATACATTCTTCACTGTATTCAATGTTTGAGGACTTCCCGACAATGTTTGTGGTGTGATTTGAACGCCGTCAATAAAAACCTCAACATCTGTGGTCATAGTTGCCCCGGCCGGAACCCTTGCAGTTATCGTTTTCCAACCTGAAGGCAAATCAGGGGTTCCCCAAAAGTGCCCGCTGAAATGTATTCCAGTACCTTGGCTTCGCTGTTGCAATACACGTCTTTGACCGTCCGTATCGGTTCCATAACCCCAGATAGTTTGTTCAGAACCATCACCTGGAAAATTAGCAGAACCCCACATGGTGCAAGCAACAGACCCTGTAGGAAAGCTCTGGTCTCCGATGTTTATTTGTTGATCAAGGTCATTACCCTGTTGAGCGTATGCCATGTTACCATCAACTCTTGTGGGAGCGGACGACCCAACGCCATGGTTTCCGGTTCCTGAACTGTCTTTATATTCATCAGCGGTTCCGTTTCCAATTTCGCTTAAATGCCATTCGCCGACCGTCTGTATGGAAGCCCATGTTGTGTACTTTCCTGCGGGTGATTCATGTGCTGGTTGATACACAGTTTTATTGCAATCATACCATATAAAAACCTCATTACCTCCGGATGCTTTAATGGCATCCAAAACCCAAATACTAAATTTTTCAGAAGATACATCCGCGACATCAACATCTATAGCCAGTATGTTATTGCCGTTTTCATCAGACGTTATCCTTATAGCACCCCCACCATCCTGTATTACACTAAAAAAATCAGGTGCAGAAGCAATAGAATTTTCTCCCATTTCCGTAGGAAGTGAATTAACATCGGAAGCGATTACCCCGGATAAGTCCCCGGTTACAACTTTGATTTTTCTTGCCGGATTCCAGTCTTGCGGGAAAACCACATTATTGACCACTGTTCCGCAACTGGCAAAAGTAGCAACATCATTTTGGTTATGATATTGAGCCTTAAACCAATCAACAGACTTTTCTCCTCGATAAAAATTACAGTCTTCTATTCGTCCCGAAAATTCAACAGCTCCGGCACTCCCTTTTCTGGATGCAATGCCTATTCGGTTTCCATTTGTGATATTACCAGTTACAACAGAACCTCTAAAATTACTGTCATCCGCACCATTAATACCAATTTTGAAATTAGTGGGATCGCCGGATCCGTCTGTTATAAACCAGCCAAAATACCATGTATTTGCAAGTACTGTAGTTGCGCTCTCAACATAGGCGTCATTTGTCCCACCGTCTACATGTATAGTGACTTTTTCATTTGCGTCCAGTTGTAATTCCCATCCTTCATTCGGCGAGGAAGTCGCCCTTTTCGAAAGAAAAGCTTTTACAGATCCGTCATTGCCGCCATCCCAATAAAACCAAGCGGAGCCACTAAAAGCGCTTGGCGGAGAAGTACCTTCTCCTTCAAATTCAGGAGTATCAGATCCTTGTATATCAAACCGATCCCCGGAGCCATCGAAGTTCTGCGACTGGACAAGCTTACCGGGCGCAACTGTTGTTCCGCCTTCAATATTACCGGTGTAACCATTTCCAGATCTATCAATCGTGTTTTGACCTTGACCCTCATTCAAACCCCAGGAACCATAGGCATCGTTTCCGGTATAGACATTATTACGGCCGTAGGTATCAGTTACATCAGGGAAAGAAACTTTAGAATTTCCCCACCACATATATATGGTAGTTGATGATCCTGAGCTAAGTGTAGGAACATTTGTCTTTATCCTGACTCTGGATATATTGTATTCCTCACCAGTAGTAAAAATATCTGAATCTAAAGTCAACTCTGTATCGCTGTCAACGGATGTAACGTGCGCAAAAGTGTCATCGGTGAAATTATCAACCCGGTCGCCAACCCGTATACTGGAACTAAAAGCGGCCCCGGAATCAACTAGTTTATTTGCAGAAGTAGAAGTCGCCTGTCCAGAACCCAGGGTATTATGCCACTGGATTATATCCACAGGGATTTCAGTAACTCCGGCGGCATCCGTGGTAAACCTTACATCACGACCGTCAAATCTGGCCTGTCCTATACCCGTATGTATCTTACGGGCCGGATAGTTTGCCATGTTATCACTTAAAAAAGCAATAAAATTATTCTGATTGGAATCTACATTCGTATTATCCAGGCTAATCGGAACACTGTGAAGCCATCCTGTGGTAGAAAGAGACATTATACTCCAATAGCCCCGTCAATCTTTGATATGATAGCATCGGCCACGTCTATTTCTGTTTCGGTAAAGTCACCGTTCTGCTGCATTTCCGCTTTACCGGCCTCAACCGCCAATTTTATAGACGGCAATTCAGTATCTATGTAATAGTCCACTTTTTCCGCATATTCCTTCATTGACTTTGCCAATTTTGGAGTCGGTTGTTTTGCATCATACAAAGTTTGTAATGACGATGTATCTGTTGCCATATTTTATTCCTCCGGTAGGGCCTCAATAAGCCCGAGTTCATTTTCAATTTTATATATTCGTTTTTCAAAATTATCAATAGTTGAGTCGTATGGTGTGACTTTAATTTGCCATCTTTCGTCTATAATCGGCCTTACAACAGGAGTAAATACCGGGATAAGAAGAAATACAACTATGGAACCAAAGGTGGTTCCGTAAAATGTAAGTAATCCACCAACAATAACCCAATTAGATTTTAACCATTTTAAAACAGAAACCCACAGCTCATAGTGATCATGTAATGTATGCTTTCTCATTATAGTAAAAAATCCTTTATGAAAACGCCGATCACTAATATCACAGAACCAATTATAACCCGATTACCTATTGAGTTTGCTTTTTCTGAAAATCTATTGTAATTAGTATCAATCTTATCAAACACCCTGTCAAGAGTTTGATTAATCTGGTTTATATTTTTTTCATTAGTGTCGGTTTTTGTTTTAGTAGCTGAGTGATCTACATCCAATTTATTCAATCTATTTCCCAAACCGTTTACCTCTTCTTTGCTTGCATAATCCATAAATCGTATCCTATGTTATTTGAACCCTTATCCTTGCGGAATCAAATTCAGCTATTTGTTGAGCGGAAATAGGCAAGTCCTTCTGTGCCCATTCATTTACACTATATACAAACCCAGAGTTTATAAAAATATCTTCACTTACTGTAAGCTGTGTATCTGAATCCACTGTAATAACATTTGCAAAAGTTCCGTCAGCATTTTCCGAAACCCACATTCCTTTTTCTGCTGCGGATAACCCACCTGATATATCATTGAGTTTAAATGCTTCGACCGGGCCATAGTTTCCACCTGTTACAACAGTGATGTCGGTAATGTTATTAGCCGGTGTTGTCTCACGTCCGGCAGTAGCGAAATAATCAACGCTTTGTACACCAGGTATTGAAAATACTGCTTGGTAAAACCTCTGACGAATAACATCAAGGCCAGAAGTAGCGTTATCATTACCTAAATCCGCTATGGCATCCGCAATCTGTGAAAGACCGTCAACAGGGAATATTTCCTCGTCATAGACGGTAATAGTCAAATCCATGTATATGAATATTTTCTGCGTGAAATCAAAATTCATTACCTGTACATTCCCCTGGCTGTCTATGGCGTTACCGCTTGAAGATCCGAAAGTCTGTATTCCACCACCTTTTAAGTTCCAAAGTTCCTGGGCTATTTCATCCAGAAAATCAACTTCATTGGTAGAAGTCAAAATAGCCTGTATTGAGTGTGGAGGTAATGGCGGAACAGTAACATCAGTCCTGTTTTCAAATACAGTACATGCCGTAATAACCTCTACATTCTGAACCATTCCGGCCTCGATAGCTGGAACTGTAGCCGCCCCCGCTTTTGAAAGACTCTGAACCCTTCGGGTTCTTAGATCAACATCGGTCTCTGTGTTGCGTCCAACTACACCGGGAAGCACGTTTGTCACAAAATCCAACCCTACAACTGAGGTAACAATAACATCCACACTGTTTATGGGTATCTGTATCTCCCCATTGGTGAGCATCTCGGCACCACCTTGGGTTCCGTATAGGTCAACCTGAGTGTTTGCAAGTCCACCAGCCGTGAAAGTCTCCTGTGTTCCGCTGCTGGCGTTAAATCTCTCAATCCTGAGCGTGTCGTCAACAATTGTGGTTTTATATTTTTGATTGCTTTCTGAGTCCAACGCCCCTTGGATAGATAAGGCCAGACCGTTCAATATGGATGACGTAGTAGCTCCGGTTCCTGATTCATAATCAAATAGATCCGTACCTGATGTATCAGTGAGATCAATTTTGTAAGTCGTAGAATCCGCAACACTGGTTAGGGATATTTGTATGGCGGCGGCGTTGGTTTTGCTTATGGTAACATCAGAAGATACTTCAAGTTGTTTCCCTGTTTCGGACTGCTCTAAAAGCGTTCCAGAGGGTACAGTGGCGGCATTATCCCCCCAAAATGTGACCTGGACAGTTGAGGGCAAAGAAACAAGCCTTGTAAGGCCGTTAAAATCCACAACATTGTCCAGGTTCACACCTTCGGCGGACTGTGGGAAAAAGGATAAATAAACCCTTTCCGCCAAATCCCATATCAAAGCCTCTCGCTCCGACATAACACCAATAATTTGCCCGAATACACTTTCAGGGGATGTATCTATAGGACCAAAGAAATTTGAAAGTTCCTGTTCCTGTTCTGATTTTATATCAGAAAGCTTTTTCTTTGTAAATCCTGTAGAATCAAGTCCGAATGCCATATATATGCCGCCTTAAACAGTAACTAAAATAGTATTTTCCGACTCCGCAGTGCCGAAAATTGTATTAACCTTGAATGATACAGATATTGAACGGTCGGGGTTTTGCTGCAAATCAAATTCAATCAGTTCGTTTACACCCTCGGTTTCCGTAATCATAGCTATAAAAATATTTTCGATACTTGGGATATTTGGGTTTTTAACGAATATATCGTTAAAATATGGAGTGCCTGCCGATACATCAAGGAACCATTCAGAACGGAAAAACCGGAGTCTTTTGGTTATGAGCTGCAAAATTTGGTCTTTATTCTCCACAACCTTTAAATCCAGACCTCCAAAATCAAGGTCTAATGTATCTTGGTTTATTGATAAATCAATCATTCAATACCACCTGATGTATCTGACTTCTCACCGCTGGCCTTATGTGTACTTGGAACCGATGTTGCTGTTGTCCAGGCCAATTGCAATGCCGCACCGCCATCGGTAGGGACAGGAACCCCGGACGGGAAAATTTGATTCATTGGGCTGTCAATTTCAACTGTGACCTTAGCGTTGTCTTTAAATTCCTTAATTATTTGATCACATACAATGTCAACAAATTCAACGGTAGAGGGTGCGTCCGTGGCCAAGTCCGCGCTAAACTTACCGGATGTTTGCAATGCCCCGATAATAGCGTTTTTCATTCTATCTTTGTCCAGTGCCATTATCCAAACTCCGCAAAAACTTTGTTACTCATGTTTTTCCCTGTAGTGCTTGGTCCCGGAAGCTGACTGTAGGGAGTACCCGTAAATGGGTTTATAGTCTTTCCGGTCAACACGCCGTCAAAATCTTCAAGGATGTTATCACCAATCTTAAGTTTTTTGTTATCAATTTTAATAAATACATCGTCATTATTATCAGCATAATTATTACTGCTGAAAGGATACATACCAGGTATAGCCACCGCATCACTCAAGTCAAACTTTCTCCTATCCTGTGGGTCAACATCCTTTCCGCTATCCAACCATTTGTCAAGGCTCCGTTGTGAGAACACTATCAATACCCTATCACCCTTTTTAAGGGGAAAATGAAAACCAATCCTATCTGTTCCCGGGAAGACCACTGGGACGTCGTATATAATCGGCAGAGGTTCGACATCACCTGATAGATAACGCTTCTTTATCAGGGGTTTAATTGAAGCCTTTCTTTTCTTAAAGTCATATGTAACTATCTGACCAGGTAGGCTCGTATTCATCTGTGCCACCATTGCATTGAATGTATTGACAATAGCCGTTGCCAAGGTATTCTGAGGCTGTCCTTTATCATTTGTTGGCATTATTCAGTTACCTCAATTTCGCTTGTCCAGTCTTCCCCGTGTGTGTCACCAACATGGACTATGGATTTAACCGTGAATATAGAATCCTTCGGAACTAGTTTGGAATCAATTACAAGCCTGTTACCGGGAATAACATCGGGCTTGAGTAGCGATCTTACCTTCCAGCCCTGCTTTAATTCTTTGGACTCTCCCTTTGCCTGTTCTGTTTTGTTGGATATGCGGATAGGGGAGCGTATAAGACCTGATGTAGGGCCTATACTTGTTACCAGAGTGCCGTCATTGGAGTCTTTGGGAATGACCCTTATTTCATCGTTTTGGACGCTCCAGTCTAATTCCAGTAATTCAGTGATTTTTGTAACGCCATATTTTGCCAGCCCGGAAAAAGAAAACCCGTGTTTTAAAATAACATCCTTGAAAGATACATCGTTTAGGTTGTTCTTTGCCGGGAAGGTTTTAAGAAAATTAACCAATACCGCTTTTGCTGACGTATTCTTTGAAAACGAAAAATTAGCCTTAACCTCGGAAAGGTTTTTTTGGCCGTCCTCCGCTTTTATCCTGGTAATAACATCCGGCCTTTCCTCTTCGTGATTGAGTTCAGTAACATCACCCAAAAATATCAATTTCTCACCTTCACCTCTTGTATAACCTGCATTCAGGAATAGTTTGTTTTTGGTTGTGGGCGTGAAATTTTCATCCATTTTGTCGCGGGTCTTTCTGCTCAAATTGTAAACACTAACATCACACGTATTTATATCTTTGTTACCGCTCGTTTTGCGGATGTTAAACATAATCTTAAGCCCGGAAACCTTTATCCCGGTTCCGGAAGGCCCAACAACAAGGCTGGCTGTTCTGTTAAAGTCCGTCAATTTCAGCCTCTGTAAAGTATAATAATTGAACAGTATTCCCGAAATTCTCGCCATTAACATCCAGATCTTTATCTGTCGTGTCTATACAAATAAACTCACCCGGAGGCGTTGCATCTGTTTGGAATTGACCGGATAATGGATAATTAAGGACAAGCTTTATTCCGCTAATAAGGTCAACCGCTTGCAGGTTCCTTATTGCCATAGTCCAAAAATCAAACCTGGCATTGTAAGTAAAGTTTAACTTGTAAACGACTTCATCTAGCACAACTTCAAGTTGTTGGGCTTTTAACTGATTTTGTATAGGTATTATTACGGGCATGCTAATAAATTAAAACAATGATTTCGCTGATTTTAGAATTGAGATTGATTTTTCCTCTTGCTTTTCACTCGCTGGAGGGGTTTCTACTTTTTTATTCTGTGTTGATTGAGTTGTGTTTTGTACATCCTCGGCGGGAAACTCAATCTCTACCATTTCCGTTGCAACAGTCTCTATCTTAACAAATACAGCCGTGAAATACATTGCTTCCCCGGTCCTGGAATCCCTCGGTATGCTTAAACTCTCCATCGCCATGTTATTGTAACGCCTTAATCCAGTACCGATAGAAACACTAGGGTCGGGAGACACATTGGAACCATCAACGTTTCTACCTGACATTTTAAGAAGTATATCCAAAGCGTTCTCCACATGTGTTGTACGGTCTTCCCTTCTGAAATCCTTATACAATGTATCGACCGCACCGGCACTCTGGAATATGTTAGCACCGAAACCAGCTATACCGGAAAATCTTGCAAAATTATTGTCCCCTGGCACTGCACCGATAAGACCGATTCTCTCGACCGGGAATATACCAACGGGAGAATTTGTTACAAAACCCTCTAATGTAATCCTATCAGGCTCAAGACGTATGTGATCGGTCATGTTAGCGCCAGTCTCCACCGGCCATTGGGTAATGCGGTTTCGATAACTATGCTCTTCCCGAATAGTGGCATCAAGAAACAACTGTCCTATTTTGGCCCCGTGCTTTTCTGTGAAAAGAAGTGATTTTAAACTTGCCATTATTCGTCAACCGGGTTTGCGGTTAATGCACTATTAACTTGTTCATTTAATACATCAGATATAACCCGGGCAGCCTCTTCACCCATTTCCTGAGATGTTCCTCTCGGCAGCTCAAGCGTGATGTTATTGTTTGCTCTCATGTTTACATTACTAATACCAGGATTTCCAAGACCTACAGGGTTATTTACTCCAGCAAAACCGGATCCTCCGGATAATACAGAGAAAGGATTAAACTGGTTTGGATCTGAAACCTTTCCATTTGCTAAAGGCTTGCCT